CTAAAAGGAGAGTTGAATCCGTGCCAAATCTCAGGGATTAACAGTAAGCAACTCTTGATAGGTGCTTATTTTTATTCCTACAAAGAAGCTCTTGGAGATTTAGAGTTCGCTGACGGCTCACCTTTTGGCAAAGAAGAGATTTCATAGTTTAGTTTGGATAGTTGAACTAACGCCCTCGATACTGTCGGGGGTGTTTTTGAACGTCCTATGTAATGCGTTAATTTAATAACTAAAAAATAAAATGAAGATAATAGACAAGCTTTTAATGATTGCAATGGGATTGCTTATATGCTTTACGATAAGCTGGGAAACGCCATTAGTATTGATGGGATTAATGCCGATAATTTACTCAATCATTTATTTGGTAAAGGAAGGAATTGAGCAAGATTTGTAATTACAGATATGGAAGACAAAATATTCGACATCGTGACAGACCTTTTACGGAACGATATAACAAAAGATGAAGCAGTAGACAAGTTAGTTACTTTGCACGGAAGTAGTAGCCGTTTATTTCATTTTAAGTATTACAATAGTTATGCTATTTTTGATAGACGAAGCTGTTGTATTCCTGCGGCTAATCAAAAGGAAGCTATTAATTATTTTTGGATTGGAAAAAATAAAGAGGATTGGGAAATTGCATCTATTTCTTTAAGCACTAAAAATGACAAAAACACAGATGAACGAAGAACAAGAAACCCCACATAAGAGGTATTTAGTTTTTGGGTTTGACCATTACTACCCAAGTGGCGGGATGGAAGACCTGATAGGCTCCTTTGCAAAGATGCCCGAAGCTATCGAGTTTATTAAAACGAATGATTACGATTCTTACAATGTTTACGACCGCATCGAAGGGGTTGAGATTGATTTTCAAAGTTGGATTTACAATAACTAAATATGAAACTACTATTTAACAGAGCTGATAGACAGCTCATAATTCAAAACGATTCGTGCTACGCTGCTCTTACACGTTTAAAAATATCCATGATAAGACTTGGCAGAGCTATCGACAATGCTCTTTACCTTCCACAAATCATTAAATGGTTAAACTCAAAACTATGATATTAACCACAATTGCAGCATTCTTGAATATGTGCCTATTTATTTACTTGAATAGACAAGTGAACCACAATAGGAAACTAATAAAAGAATTGGCGATATTGACACAAAAAATGGCTAAAAAACTATGACAAAGACCCTATCACCTGACGACATATTGAAAATGACAAACGGAGCGATTAGCGTTGGCGTGATAGAGTTTTTCAAAACGTTCGTCCCCGTCTACAAAATATCTAACTTAGATAACGCCGTCGGGATTGCGGCAGTCGCCAAAACCAACAATGAAGATTTGATACTCAGCACAACTGCGGCATTCCCTAACAGCAAAATTACACTTATATTTGGGGCAACTGTTTACGACCCAAAGACATCAATAGTTAGTTATACGGAATTAGAAGGGATAATATTACACCCAACAGAATAATAACTAATCAATTGAACCCCATTGCCATGAAACGAAATAAATTCGTAAAGTTCGTGAAAATTAGTAACGAGCTTTTTAACGAAAGTCCTTCTTATTGCCTTAAATATCTTATCGAAAAAGAATCAAAAGACACATCCTTTGTTAAGAGATTAGACAAGCGACGTAACCCGAAATATTACGAAGTTGTAAAGATTGATTTAGGGATGGAGCATGATGATTTTATTCTGGATTTATGTACAATTAAATTTACAGCACGTAGGAAAGTAAAAACTTCCAAATAATTTACCTACCTTTACAATTCCATTTGCTCCCTCTCTTCTTAGCCCATATCTCAAAACGAATGGGCTTTTTCCTTAAAGACAAAAAAGAAACAACCGTCAAAGCCGCGTATCAGCCGCAAGACACACCAAATCTCTACCACGAATCAACCTTTGTTCATACTGCCCACAACGTTATACGCTTGGATGGGGAGCAATCGAAACTTATAAAGCATTACGAGAATAACGCCGTTATCTACTCGCTAATTGACTGGAAAGCTCGGCGGATGTGCGAGATAATGCCAAACCTATACAAAGTCAAAGACAAGGCAGCGGCAAAGGTCTACAAATCCGAATTGGGCAAACACACCGACGGCAATAAGTTAATCTCCCTCAAGAATCTAAAGTCTAAAGCATTTGAAGAGATTGACCTTCAATATGTATCTGATGCGGATAGCACTTACGGAATGATTAAGCGGATTCTAAAGCGTCCGTCCGATATGTTCACATGGTCGCAATTCGTTTATCATTTCTCGGCAACGATGGACACTTCGGGTAATCAGCCAATTTGGAAGAATATACTCGACTCTGGTCCGAACGCAGGGAAGATACACAGCCTTTACCCGTTAGCTGCTCATCTAACCGAAATTATTGGCGGGATGGACCACAACCCAATTAAAGAATACAGAACCTTACTCGGCGACTACTCAAAAACGTACAAGGGTGAAGATGTTATCTTAATCCGTTCGCATAGCTTTAATTACGACCAACAGGGGCGGCACTTACAAGGTACGTCAAAGGTCAAAGCAGCGTTGGGCGAAATTGACATTTACGAATGGGCAACGCAACGCGAATTGTATTCGTATCAAACAGGGGATAGTCAAACGGCTGTATTCCCGAAAGATACGGAAGGTAAGCAGTCCTTAGAACAAATGGGCGATACGGGTAGGATACAATGGATGGACGGGCTACGTAAGATGCTCGGACAAAAAACCCGTAATAACATTTCAATGGTCCCTTTCGGTCTTGATGCGATTAAGTTAGGAACGGCACTCAAAGACACGAACACAACCGAATCAAAAGAAAAGGCAGTTAATCGTATGTGTGGCGTTTGGCATATTAGCCCGATTCTTTTAGGCTCAATCCAGACCGGAACAGATTCAAAGACGAGAGATTCCGCGGTTATGGCGTTGCGTGATGCCGTCTTCCCAGAGGCGAGGATGTTAAACGAAGCGTTGCAAGAACACTTGATAGACCCGCATCTGCCTGACCACGTTTTGATGTTTGATTATGACGTGTTTCCTGAGATGCAACAAAACATCAGCGAAGCGGCAGAAGCTCTGTCTAAAATGCCGTTCCTATCTACAAACGAGGCGAGAGCTTTCGTGAACTATGATGATTTAGACATCCCGAAGGCAAAAATTCCTCAGATATTTTGGGAAGAAGAATTTAATCCGATTTCGATAGATGGAGAAATTTAGAGACAAATGGAATAAGTTACACGGAAGGTCTGAGCGTGATGTCGCTGTTCTATTCAATAAGCTACTTTCTAAGCAAATCAGGGCTATTGCCGCAACCGCATCAAAGGACGGGGTAAACGCTGCTTTGGGTAAAGTTGACCGTCTTATACAACGGGATGATTTTAAGACGCTATATGAAGAGATTTACCTTAAAGTGGGGTATAGCTATTACTTATTACAAAAGAGTGAGTTAGAGCAGATGAAAAGGCTGCCTACCGTTGGGCTTGGGTTCTTCTCTGACATTTGGCGAATGTATATCGAAGAAGCGTTATTAAAGAAAATTATTGCCGAGCGGATAACTCAGGTGTCCGAGCTAACGAAGGAAAAGGTCAGGACGGCTTTATCTTTCGCGGGGTCGCAGGGATTAGCTAAACAGGACGTTGCTAAATATCTTAGAGAACAAATGCCAATGTTTTCAGCAAACCGCTCTAAAGTGATTGCACGGACTGAAACGACCCACGCTGCGAGTATCGGACAAAAGTTCGCTGCTGACACAAGCACGTTGGAATTAGAAAAGGTTTGGGTAAGTCTTAGTTTTGATGATGGGCGTATTCGTGCTGACCATTTGGCGGCAAACGACCAACGTGTTCCCAAGAATGGAACTTTCAACGTTGGCGGCGTTCAAATGGAATACCCAGGAGACCCCGCAGGAGGTGCTTCAAATTGTGCCAATTGTCGCTGCGGGATTGCTTACGTTGTCAAGGGGTTTGAGAGTTAAATCGCATCATAACCCCCATCGCTAAATAGTCTAACGCCATGTGTATTGACTCATCGCTATTGCTACTCATTGTCCCGCATTTATTTTTTAGATTTTGTAGCGTTTCTTTTTCGGATTCCTTCAATTCGGACGCTTCCAATACCTGCAACTTTTCGTTGATTGTTTTCATATTCTTATTGGGTTTGTTCAACATCAATAACAGTTTCTAACACGTCATGCTACCGCACTCCGGTTAGATTGGTGTTAGCGGAAATAATTTAAGGGTATTCAATACCGTTTACTAAGGCACATTCTTCACAAATGTTTTTACATCTCTCGCTTGGAGGGCATCTAAAATTACTACCAATAAAAACGGGTATAATTAATTTTTTAACTAAATTCTCAATAATTGTAGGTACATCGCTTGCATCAATAATTTGCAACTTATCACCTGCTTGGTTTTCATCGTTGTAAATCCAATCGTTTAATTCATCTAATATAATTTGTCCTTTATCCATCTTTCGTTATTTTAATCCGTTAAAAATCTAACCATACCCAAAACGTTAGTAATTAATCAAATATAGAGTTAAAGCTATTGTCTCTTTCTTTTTGATTTAAACCCTCAATAATCATCGGTCTATCAAATACGGGGGAGTTACAAAACGCGTCTATCTCTTCATCTGTACTTTTTTCAAAGAAAATTGCGTTTAACTCCTTAAACGTTATTTCTCCGTTTTTGTACTTTTGTCTTGCAATATTTAATTCCATCTTTTTTTGTGTTTTAAGTTAACTAATTTTAGTTTGTTATCCCCCTCCAAAAACGACCCCGTTTGCCTCGCTGAACGGTGTTTTAATAAATAGCATTCCTTTGTACTTGAAAGGGAATTTCTTGGTTTTGAGCCAGTTGTAACTCAGGTTATGGGCTTTGCACAACTTAACCAACGACCCCCACGTTTCGTAGGATTCGCCGTCGGTTAATACGATGATGTTTTCGTTCATTTAATATTGATTTCACTTGGTGCTATCGGGGTGATAGACATTCTATCATCGCCCCCGTCTTGGTCTACCTTGCGTATCTTTAACCCCTCTGCAATTCCTTCGGATATAACAAATTTAGAGTTGCCAACTTGAATTGTTATAGCGTGATACCTTTCAAAAGGTTCGCCATTGTTCAATATTATCTTCATCGTCTTGTTGTTAATGCCCGACCTTGCGGGTCGGGCGGTGAATTACTTTATTTTGTTGAAATATGTGGTTCCTTGTATTCTTGAGTGATTGTAAGTAACATAGTAAGATTTTCTCCTGTACGTTACAGAAATTTGGTCTTCTGAAATATGAACGGGAGAAGAATATCTTTCAATGTCGATTCCAAATCCCGTGCAAAAAGCCTTGATGCTATTTATAGATTCAGAGTTGTTTATCATTTCTTTTATGAAGTTAAAGTTTTCCTTGTCAAGTGTCATTGTCGTATTGGTTAGTTGTTTGTCGTTTGCCATATGTAAAAGTAGTAATAATATTTGATACCGCAATACATTTACTATAATTATTTGTAAAGTATTTACAGTATTCTGCTTTCGGTTTCTAATCTGCGAGATTCAGATGCACTAAAATGCTCTATCTGCTCGATAAGGAAGTTCTTGTGGCGAATGGGGTAGTTCGCCCCATATTTTTGATAAAACTGCAACCGTGACAGCTTCAAGCAATCTGGATGTTCGAGAAAGCTCACCACCGAACCGTGCGAGGTTTTCTGTCCGGTGGTGGCGTTTGTTACTAAGAATATCTTTTTCATTCCTACGGGGTGCTATTAAGGTTTGTTGTTGTGCCGCAAGCGGCGGTTGATTAATTATACGGATTCACAATAAATAAACTGTATGGTTGAGTTGAACCCATTCTCTTTGATAATTTCAAAGTTAAAATTTATACTGTCATCTTCGTGAATTAGGGCAAAAGCAGGGTGAAATATATTATCAGTTTTTAAATCTCTTTCAAAACTGCAAGAATCTTCTAAATCCTCCTCAGTCCACGAAAATAAGTCTTGAATGTTTGTAAACTCCATTTCTGGTTGTTGGTTCAACCAATAACAAAAGCTCCAGCACATCCACCTTTCGTAAATTTCAAGGGTAATTTCGTTTTTTTCGTCTCTCGAAATTTCATCCTCTGTTCTTTCGCTAAAATGTCCATCTGCCACACTTTTTACCTTCTCAATAGCATCCGGCAAAGATGTTACATATTGATTTCTATAAGCGTTGAAATTTTCAATCGCTAAATCTTGGATGCTTTTTTGAATGTTAGAATATTTCATAGTTGTTGTTGTTGTGCCGCAAGCGGCGGTTTGATTAATAATTTAACTTTGCTATTTTTTTTTATTGGGTTAAAATTCATAACGCCCCTACTGATTTTAATTGAGATACTAATTTTTCTTTATAATCTTCTCCAAAGAAATTCACATCTTCCTTGCCCGTCGATACTTGAATCCTTTTTAAAACAACCTCGTTTTTTTGCGAGTTTTTCAATAAAAACGCTTCCATCTTTACTCCTTTTACTTCACCGATAAATATCTCCTCAATTGAAATATCTAACTTAGCCGCCTTTAATGCTTCTGTTGTTGGTTCAAAGTGCATTTTGCTTTCGGCATACCTTTCAGTCGCAACTTTTATGGTTCCTGCGTAAAAGTGTTTCAAATCCTCGTTTTCTTTTAAGAAATCGTTGTACTCTTTAACTGCTTCGTCTGTTACCTCAATTTTGTTGTTGTTAAGATAAATAGAATAAGAACCTGACTTGCCGTAAACTTTTCCGTTAAATTTTTGGTCTTGAATTTTCATTGTTGTATTGTTTTGTCTGAATTGCTATACACAAATATAATACATATATCTGGTATATGTATTATAGATAGGCAATTATTTTCGATAAATTGTAAAAAAAATACCCGCCACAATCTGCAACGGGTATTCCAAACAACAAGACAAACAACTACATTGGCATGAATAGGGTGAAAGCGGGTTTGCTTAGTATCTCGCACCCATATCTGGTAGCGTCAAGCAAATGATTGTACGCATCAATGGGCTTATTTAATTTATTTCCTTCGCGGTCAACATCCCACGTATAATTTCTTAATTCTTTGATTAGGTTGGTGCTGCGGCTCGTTACAAGTATTTCGTACTGTTGTAACGTCTGGATTCCGTGCATGATGCTATCGCGACCTTTTGCAGCTCCTTTAATACGCATCCCGCCCCGACTTATTTCTTCAATACTTTTCGGCTCTGCTGAATCGGCGATAATGTAAGTTAACCGATTAGGCTCCAACTTGTCGAAATTAGAAATGTCGGAGTTAACCATTCCAGTGCGGTATAATCTTTCATCTAATATCAACTTTCCATCGTACTTGTAAATATCGACTATGGTTGTCGGGTCGTTAGTGTACCCGAAGTCCATACCCCGTGATATTATTTCGGCTTCTGGTGGTATCTGGTGTATCTGTGTCCAATTGCTAAAAATAACTCCGTCTAAGGACCCGATTAAACCCAACCCGTAAACTTTCCACCAGTTCGCCCAATACTTGTTTTTTATGTTCGGTTCGTTGAATAAGTCTGGTGATAGCGGATTAAAAAACCCCTTAGTAAGTGCCTTTTCTATTTCCTTAATAATCGAATCAGATAACCCCTCGTTGTCTTTGTAGGTTAATACTAACGATTCAACGTCTTCGTCGTTATACAGTTCAGTATGGACCCAGAATTCGTGAGTAGGGTTATAGTCTAACCAAATGTTCCCGTCCGTCCGTATTGCTAACTGGTGATAAGTCTCGAACGTAAGGTTGTTACACTCGTTAATGTATAATTCGTTTCGTCGTGGTCCCCGAACTTTCCCTTCTTGGTCTGCTGAGAAAAACTCGATGTAAGAGTTATTTGCAAAGGTGTATTTTAGGTCTGTTCCGTGCCACGCTTCGGGTCGCCATCGACCTGTTACCCGCATTATTTTTTTGAAGTCTTTTAACGCTCCTTTCTTTAAGTGCGGTATCGACTCCGAAACAATACTAATTTCTAAGTTTGCCGTTTTTGCTGCCTTATCTGCTAATAACGGTATTATCCCGTAAGTTTTTCCCGCAGATGTTCCCCCCGGTATAACTCTTATTCGCTTTTTTAATTTGCGGAGTTTCTTAATTGCGGTGGTATAAGTAAACCCGTCTACCTTGTTAATCATCTCCGAATAGTGGCTGCTCTTCCTTAACCGTTATGTCTTGCTGGATTTGCTGCAATGCCTTGCCAAACATATAGTCTCGGAAGTCTCTCAGGGCTGAACTTCTGGTCCTTTCGTCGGTCATCTCGGATATAATAAGGCGTAAGGCTAACGGCTGCTTATCGTCGTCGGCTATTTCTTGAATGTTCTCTTCGTCCATTGACAGCAATAACGAATACGCTTCTATCAAATCTTCTTTACTCAACGGCTCGATGCCTCGTTCTTTCATAAGCGTATTAAACTGCTTGAAAGACTTTGGTTTTCGTCCGCTGTTAGTTGGTTGATTGGTAGAAGAAAATTGAGTTTCTGCCCCAACTTCGGGGTCTATATCTTTTCCAAATTTCGCCATTTTATATTATTTACCTACGCCGATTTCACGCCGATTACTTAGAATCCTACTTCTGCTTGTAATGCCCGACTCGCTGCCGTTCTCTGCGGGCTTCTCGATGCCGCCTGAGACGTTTTCACCCTCCAGTCCTTTATTCTTGCTTTCTTACCATCTCCCTTACTTGCTACTTCTGCCATAATTAAAAAGTTTGTTTTCTTTGTTCAATATTTTCTACTTCTGCCCAAAGTTTTTTATACCTTAGTGATTTTTTAATTGTCTTGTATTTCTCGACAATGTTGTCATGAATTTCTTTATTAAAATCGTAAATTGCCTCACTTTCTTCAATTATAAATTGCTCGATATTTGACGAACTTCTTAGGTTGGATGACCCATGAATCACTATCTTTTTGCCGCACTCTGTTTCAAATGCACAAATCTTGCAATGCGTTCCGGCTACTGCTAACTGAAACTTATCGTCTATGTCTAACTTCTCGTAGATATACGGGACTAATTCGTGTCGCTCGTGCGAATAAAAGTAATCCGATACTATCAGGTCTAAATTTTGCACGTAGTCCCCAACGATTAAATTCTTTAGGCTATCTACGTTATTTTGATTCATCGAAAGCGTTGAGATTAACATATGCTTTACTAAGTAGTTTTTCTCAACTATCAGGGCTTCAATAAAATCTCCGAATACGAATGTCCCGTCTATTATCACGAAGTGCCTGACCCCTTTGTCTATAACTACATCTTTCGCCAAATCTGCGGCATATTTATACTTCAAAAAACTTTCTTCTATTTGGTGGCACGGTGGGGGTGTTATGTACCTCGAATTAAATTTCTTGTTAGACTTAATATTTACGCTTATTGGCTTTATTTTTATTTCCATGTTATTAGTTACCAAAGATACAACAAATATCTTGTTTTGTTTCATGCTACCTCGAAAAGACAATTAAGGGTAGGGTAGGGGGTAGTCCCCGCAACGTTCGCAAAGCTCCGCGTTAGCAACAATGCTCTTTATTATTCTCATAGGCTCTTAACCATTCTTTGCAATCCCTCTTTAGGTCTTCTTGTATTAATTTAGGCAGTAATCCAAAGTCGTGTCTAAAACTAACGCACATATTTGAAATTAATTTCTCGTTTTCAAACAACGCACAGTTGCTAACATTGGCTATACCTAAATTTTTAACTTGGTTTCCTACTTCAATTTGGCTTATCTCGTATTTACCAGCTTGCAGTATCATTTCTCCCTCTATTTCAAAGGTCATTGTGTTATCCTCAAAATCTCCTGTTACTAATTGTCCTGTGTATTTCATTTTCGTTTATTTAATCGTTAAAAATCAGTGCATAGCCTTAGCGTTACCTGCAAGTGCTAAGTTCCTGTTTCAATTAAAGGTTCGTGAATATTAGCCTGTAATAACATTTTTTTTCATCGCTTTTTTTTTAAATTGTAACGTACAAATTGTTTTCTGTTAAGTGTACATTCATATTCCGTTCTTCCTTCATAAATCCTTTTTTCTGTTGTTGTTATTGGAACTTTATATTTTTCTAAAACATACTTTGCGAAATCTCTTGTTGTTCTAAAATTTTTATCATCATAAATATGTCTTGGTTTGCGTTTCTCTTTTAACTCATTCCTTAATTCATCAATAAGTTTTTGAGTAAACTCATTATAACTATAAGTATATTTGCCATATTCTTTAACATACCAATCACCTAAAGTTTCTCTTTGCTCAATTTGGTATTGCTTATGTATTTCATACCTGCATTTTTTACAAGTATTATCAAGTTTTGGAAATTCTGTATGTAATTTTATATTACCACATTTATTGCATTCTTTATTTTCATTTGAGTACTCATAATTTTCACGTCTTTTAACAAAGTAATCATTAATGCATACTTGGCATTTACTTACCCCATTTGGGAAGTTCTCGACTATATCTATTTTACTACATTTAGAACACTCTTTATGTGTTCTATTGTCGTAAAACTCTTTATTCCTTTCGTTTGCTTTATTTAGGTTGTCTGGAGTGGATATAATTGTTCTAACGCTTTTAACCATATCCGTTTGTTTAGATTTTTTACGAGTAACTTTTTTTAAGTTTTCAATTCTGTTATCTAAACAATTTTTATTTATGTGCATCACACATTCATTCTTTAAAAAATCCAAATCAGGAAAAAAAGATTGGTAAATAAATTTAGCAGAGTTTTTAGTTTTATCAAGTGAAACAAGTAAACCATCTATCCTACCGTTTTTTGCTTTTTTTATACCTTGTTTCAGTATCTTTTCTTCAACAATTCTTGGAGTTCCCCACTTTGTATTTGCTTCACGCTGTAAAGATTTTATTCTACCTAAATTTGAAACCTCATAAATACCATCGTAACAAAAAGCATCTATCCATTTTTCATTTGGCAAATCTTCTAAATATAAGTTTGTGTATATTTTGCTTCCTGCGTCAGCAATTTGCCCACGCTCAAAAATGTTATTACTATGTTCGTTCATAATTCAAAATTTTAGTTTATTAAATCGCCACAGTATACAACACGTTATGTGCGTTGGCTACAATTCGTTTTCAGTAGAATATTTGACTCGGTAGCTTTCTGCAATCCTTTCAATTCTATCTTCGTCGAATTCTAAATCATAAAATTCTTCCAAAGCATGACCTATTTCGTGCATAATAGTTTCAATAAACATTTCCTTAAATGAAATGTCTTTTTCTTCTATACTTGTTATTAGATTAGCTTCTAAATTAAAAAGAACAACGCCAAAGTCATTTTTCTTTATGGATGGTGATACGTATGCTCCAAAAGCATCTATTTCATCATTTTTTACTACTTGTATTTTAAAATTATTTTCGTAATCTATCATAGTTTTTACTTTTATAGCCAAACCGTTACCCCTTATACCTCCGAATGGCTTCATTTACGAAGTCGGTCTTCGATGTTTCTAATTTGTTCAACTTCTCGACGTTATCTGCGTCTATCCGGAACGTCTTTTTTACGCCACCTTTTGAAGGCTGACCGCTGCCCTCGCGTTTGCCGCCGTGGGTTATTGATATTATTTTCTTCATAGTTATCGTCGTAGTTTATCTATGCCCTGCTTATTCGGGGCGTGTTATTTGAAATATTTATTAAAAAGGCTCTCGCTTTTAATTGCTACAAATTCAAATTTAGAAAAGTAAACCCTTATTACGCCTTTATCTATGGCGTAATCGTAACTTTTACCCTCTACGAATTCTAAGCCTTTTTTTGTCTTGATGTTTTTTGTGCAAGTTACCATCGTCGTAGTTGTCATGTCGTTAGCTTCGTTGCTTACAACATTACAAAGTACGTTATAATATTTGATAATAGCAATACATTACATAGAAAGTTTTAAAGATATTTGTTTCAATCAAGAGCATACCTTAAATCAGGATAAACAATTTTCCACGACTGGTAGTGATAGGCATTCACTCCGTTTGGGAAGTTCGCATCGAATATTTTCTTTGGCAGATAACCGCAAACGTCGGACGCTTTCTTTAGTAGTCTCCAATCTAACCTTTTCCAGTTTAAGTTATTCCGGTGGGCAATCTTTTTAATTGAAAACCATTCTTTTGACTTGTCTAATTCAATCTTTAGTTCTTCGCTGTTATGTTCAGCGAGTAGCTTTGCATCTTCGGAGTCTGCAAGCATCCGCAACGCTTCGGAGAATGTTTTAGGTGCGTTTGCTGCCTTTAATTTATTTATTTCGTCTTGTTGAACCTTTAGCACCTTTACGACTTGCTTACGTACTGTTTTACTTTCTGACATAAGCAGTTGCAAAGATTGCTCAAAATCAAGCTCGTAACATTTTACCTGAGTAGAGTTGTGGGCTAACTGCTTGATAATCAAACGATAGGAAATATTCCCATCAGCTATTTCGTCTTCAAATTCAACACGTAACTTTTTGAGAAAATCTGAGTGAGGTAATACGGCTCGATTTCCCTCCAAGTCGCGGAATAGGTTAATTTGCTCAACCAAGTATAGACTTGTAAACTTTTGCTCGGCATTAGAGCTTGCTAATAATTCTAACATAATATTTTGCATAAAAAAAAAGAGTTACTCTGCTTTCGGATTTCACAAGGGTAGTGTAACACCCAATCCTACGGCAGAATAACTCTCTAATATCTTTTTACCACTTTTCGGCTGTGAAACCATTTACAAGGTACAACAATTATCTTGTTTTGTTTCAATAAACACGAAAAGGATTTAACACCCGCTTGACGACATTGCTCCGCAACGTTCGCAAAGCTCCGCGTTAGCGGCTATTATAAAAAACCACCTTCCCAAAAACAACCATTTCTTTTTATGCCAAAAGGCCTTGCGGCATTTATAAGAATCATCTCTCTATTAATAATAGACTTACTATAATTAAGTGACTCAATAAGTGTTAAACCCTTTGACAAACCCCTTTCAAATAAATCATAATATTCAGAATCCCCAGGGTATTTATTAGGTATTTTTTGATACTCTGACCTGAAAAAATCTAAACCCTGACCAATTAAGTCTTCATCATCTTGAATATTTAATATCTTTAATAACCTATTGATTTTTTCCACTTTATTACAAGATAACAGCCACTAACACACACTTTACAATAAAGGGGCAAATGTGGTTAATTGGGCTTTTGAATAATAATTTAACTTTTATGCTTTACTCTACAATGTGCATCTAAGCCCCTTCATCGTAAAGTGCCGTTCGTTAG